TATAAGTAATGTCTAAGGAGCGCAAAACAGCAATTAAAACACTTTTGAAAAAAATGGATAAGCTTTCTGACAACCAATGGGCTTTGCAAGAATTAAATTTTGATGAAGCTCAAGCTACTATGGCAGCACGAGATCCTTCTGGTCCAACTGATCAAGCTAGACAAAGAAGCAAAATAATAGACATGGCAGAAAAAAGGTATCAAAAATTTAAAATACAATTAAATACTGAAGACGCTAAAAAAACAGGGGAGAGAGCCGATAAATTTAAAGAAGAGCAGCAAAAGAAAAAACTTAAGTTAGAACAAAAACAAAAATCTTTAAAAGAACAAAAGTCTAAAAATAAAGTAAAGTTAAAGAATTTATCTCTTCGAGGTAGAGGTGGTGGTGGCAGTATACAAATGCCACAAGAGTATAGCAAAAGATCTTTATTAAAGAAACCTATGTCATAAAAGGAAAATCCAATGGCTAAAAGACCAACACTACTTGATCAAAATCTAAAGAAACCATCTCTAGAAGAGTTAATGAAACTTTTTAACTCAGTACCAGATGATAAACTTAAACCATTTTTTTCTAAATCTATGATAAGAAGAATGGAAAAGAGTGGGTTTAAGGTTATTAAAAAGTGAAGGCTTCACAAAAGTCTTTACTTAACTGGGGAAAGCAGAAGTGGCGCACTAAGTCTGGGAAGAAGTCTAGTGAAACTGGTGAACGGTACTTACCTAGCGCAGCTATTGCTTCTCTTAGTGATGCTGAATATGCAGCTACAACCAGAGCTAAACGAAAGGGTAAGGCTAAGGGTAAGCAATTTGTGGCTCAACCGAAAAAGATTGCTAAAAAAGTAAAACAATATAGGAGTTAATTATGGGCTGGATAATTGCAAATAGTGGTGAGAAGTATGACGGGGAAACGCATGAGCTTGCTGGAACTACTTTCTCAGGTAAGACAAGAACCTCTGAGTCTCGAAGACTAGAGTGGGTAGATCTTATAGTTAAATCAAAAGCACAAGAAAAAAAGAAACGTGCTAGGGATAACAAGGGTAGACTAAAGGGTGACGATCCTTCTACGCCAGATATTAATGAGGCTTACGAACAGTGAGCTTTGTAAACACTTTGAAGACAGAAGAGCTTACTATGCTTCGAAGGATTGTTAAGGGCGTACATTTTCAATACTTTGATAAAAAGCACGGTAAGTCTTTTGTTACAAATAAAATGTTAGACAATGTAATAGAGAACATTGGGCCAGAAGCTGTTGAGAAGATGATTAAGTCTGGAGTGGACAAGGGGCTGCGCTAGTGGTCAATTTTAAATACAAGCCAGATGGCGAGGTTCTCAAAACCTTTATGAAAGACAGTATGTTCTTTCGTGGTATTCGAGGACCAGTAGGATCTGGTAAATCAGTAGGATGTTGCATTGAAGTATTTCGCAGAGCTTTGGAGCAGCAAAAAGCTCCAGACGGAAAAAGAAAATCCAGATGGGCCATTATACGAAACACAAACCCACAGCTACGAACTACAACTATTAAAACATGGCTTGACTGGTTTCCAGAAAATGACTGGGGAAAATTTACTTGGTCAGTCCCCTACACCCACAACATCAAAAAAGGTGAAGTCGAGCTAGAGGTTATCTTCTTAGCATTAGATAGACCAGAGGATGTAAAGAAACTTTTATCTTTGGAACTAACAGGGGTATGGATTAATGAAGCAAGAGAAATACCAAAGTCTATTATTGATGCTTGTACTATGCGTGTTGGTCGTTATCCTTCAATGCGTGATGGTGGTCCTTCTTGGACAGGTGTGATTGCAGATACTAACGCACCAGAAGAAGATCACTGGTGGCCTATAATGTCAGGTGAAGTTCCAATACCTGATCATATTCCAAGAGAACAAGCCAAGATGTTAGTAAAACCAGATAACTGGCAGTTCTTTACACAACCTTGTGCAATGCTCGAAGTAAAGAATGAAGACGGCGAAGTAGATAATTATAAGCCAAATAAAGATGCTGAAAACAAAAAGCATATGTTAAACAATTATTATACCAATTTAGTAAGGGGTAAAACAAAAAGCTGGATTGATGTCTATGTTATGAATAGGCTAGGATCTATCCAAGATGGTAAGCCGATATATCCAATGTTCGCAGCAGAAGTACACATAGCCAAAGAAGAAATAGCAGTAGCCGCAGGTCTACCGCTATACGTTGGCTTAGACTTTGGATTAACGCCAGCCGCAACTCTTGGACAAAAGATCAGAGGCCGCTGGCTTGTCCAGTCCGAGATAGTGGCTTTTGATATGGGGATTGTTAGATTTGCTGAAGTGTTGCGTGAGGAAATTTCCTCCCGATTTTCCCAAGCATCTGATGTATATATCTATGGCGATCCTGCTGGGGACTTTAGAGCGCAAACAGATGAATCAACTCCCTTTCATATTTTGCGCGGTGCTGGCTTGAGGGCATTCCCAGCCCCTTCGAACTCTGTAGATCTTCGATTGGAAGCTGTCTCTTCCCAGCTTACAAAGATGGTTGAGGGGAAGCCAGCATTTCTAATTGATCGAAGATGCCAGCAACTAATCAAAGGTTTTGATGGTGGTTATCAGTATAAACGTATGGAAGTATCTGGTGAGCGATATGCAGATAAACCTGATAAGAATATGTATTCTCATATTCACGATGCTTTGCAATATATGATGTTAGGTGCAGGTGAGGGTAGAGCTTTACTTAATAATCAAAAGCATTCTAAACCTGTTGTTGCTTCAAGAGACTTTAATGTATTTAATAAAAAGCCTACAAAAGGTAGAAGGCAAGGACTTTGGGCTAGATTATAATTGTGCGTTGCAAATTATTATTTTCTCTGATTTGGAGAAAAATAACAAAGGAGATTCTTTATGTGTGGCAGAAAAGCAAGGAGAGATCCTCGTATAGATCAGGAGCAAGCTAAAGCTAGGCAAGATGCTGAACAAGCAAAATTACAAGCTCTAACAAAAAAAGAAGAAGAGCGTAAAAAACTTTTAGCAATGGAAAAAGAAAAGGCTATGACTGAAGATGATAGATTAGCTTTGTTGCTCAAAGGTGGTAGAAGGGGTGGAGTAAAAGGAAGAAGTTTGCTCCAAACAACCTCTGGTGGTGCAGGATTTTATAGCAGGTTTACCTAATGATCGACCCGATTGCAAAGCAATACTTGAAACGTTACGAAAAAGCAAAGAATAAAAGAACAAACTTTGTTGACGTATTCGAAGAATGTTATGAATATGCATTGCCACAGAGAGAGTCATTTTATTATGAAGTATCTGGTCAAAGACGGGATGATAAAATTTTTGATGAGACTGCTGTAGTTGGTGTTCAAGAGTTTGCATCAAGATTACAGTCTGGTCTTGTGCCTAACTTTGCTCGATGGGCTGATTTTGTAGCAGGTTCGGAAACTCCTAAAGAAAATAGAGATTCAGTTAATAATAATCTTGAAAACGTAACTGAGTATGTATTTGAGATATTACAGAACTCTAACTTTGCTCAAGAGGTGCATGAGTCCTTTATGGACTTAGCGGTTGGTACTGGTGTCTTAGTATGTGAAGAAGGTGATTCAATAAATCCGATACGTTTTTCAGCTATTCCATTGCCTCATGTCATACTAGACACTGGTCCAGATGATCAAATAGATCATGTATTTAGAGAACGAAAATTTATAAGATATGATCAGATAAACTTACTTTATCCAAAGGGTGAGTTTAATACTCAGTTACAATCATTAATGCAAAACCAATCTGATCAAACTACAACTATATTAGAAATTGTTTGTAAGGACTACTCTAAAGCAAACCAAGAAGCATTTCTTCATTATGCAATTTGCATGACAACAAAGTCATTGCTTATGAAAAGAGAAATGCAAGGTGTTGGGTCTAACCCATTTATTTGTTATCGTTGGTCTAAATGTGCTGGTGAAGTATATGGTCGAGGTCCACTATTTAATGCATTAAGCGCAATTAAAACAGCTAATTTAACTGTAGAGTTAGTTCTTGAAAATGCACAAATGGCTATCTCTGGTATATATCAAATGGAAGACGATGGTATAGTGAATCCAGATACAATAAATCTTGTCCCTGGAACAATAATTCCTAAAGCTATGGGATCTGCTGGATTGCAACCTATACCAAGTGCAAGTCGTTTTGATGTTGCACAACTAAATTTAGATCGAGCGCAGAATAATATCAAACGTGCATTATACAATGATATGCTTGGAGATCCGAATAAAACTCCTGCATCTGCTACTGAGGTAGCTGAACGTATGGCAGATCTATCAAGACGTATTGGATCTGCATTTGGTAGATTGCAAGTAGAATTAGTACAACCAGTATTGCAGCGTGTGGTTTATATCCTTAAAAAACAAGGACGTATTGAAATACCAACAATTAATGGTAGAGAAGTAAAAGTAAGATCTATTTCACCATTAGCACAAGCTCAAGCTAATCAAGATATTGGATCTGTATCTCGTTTCTTAGAATTAGCTAATCAAGCATTTGGACCAGAAGCTGTTAATATATTAATTAATAGTGAAGAAACTGCTGTATACCTTGCTAAAAAGTTTGGTGTTCCTGATAATTTAGTCCGAGATAAAGCGCAACGTGAAAAAATGATTGCATTAATGCAGCAAATGCAGCAGAGTCAGGCTCAAGCACCACAACCAACGGAGTAGAAGCTTGAGTAAAAAACCTTATGTAGGCATTGATGGCATTCAACGACCTCAAGATATTGATGATAGAATTAGTTTAGATATTGCTGCAATGTTAGCAACACCAACAGGTCAGTCTGTAATGCAATACCTAAAGTCTATTACAACTGATATTGCTAATGGTCCAAATATTTCTAATGATGAATTAAGACATCTAGAAGGTCAAAGATTTATTATAGGTTTGCTTTCTTCAAGAGCAAATCATGGTAGTACAATTAAATCTAAGGAGGGTAAAAATGAGTGAAGAAGCTGTAACTGAAGAAGCTGCAACTGAAGAGACTTCACAACAAGAAGAACAAAGCTCTGGAAGACCTGAGTGGCTACCAGAAAAGTTTAATAGCCCAGAAGATATGGCAAAGTCATATACATCTTTGTCAACAAAGCTTGGAGAAAAGGAAGATGAAGTAAGAGAACGTTTAATGAGCGAGCTTTCTGAGCAAGCATCAGAAGGTGTTCCAGCAAGTGTTGGTGATTATGAACTTCCTGATTACCTTAATGAAGAAGAAGCTATTGAAAGCGATACATTAAAAACTTGGGCTGATCATTGCTTTGAAAATGGATATACTCATGATGAGTTTAAAAAAGGCATTGATATGTACATGAGTGCTTTTCCTAATGATACAGATCTTGAAGCTGAGTCTGAAAGACTTGGTGATAACTCAGAATCACGAATAGAAGCCGCATCTTTGTTTGCTAATAAATTTTTTCCAGAAGAAACTATACCAGCAATAGAAAGAATGTTTGAGAGTGCTGAAGGTGTTGTTGCAATGGAAGCAATAATGGAAGCTTTAAAAGATTCATCTGTATCTGAACAAACTAATATCTCTTCAAATTTTAATGAAATAGAACTTCAAGAAATGCAGAAAGATGAAAGATATTGGAACCCAGCTAAAAGAGATAGTAACTTTGTAAACCAAGTAAATAATGGTTATAAAAAGTTATATGGATGAAGTGAAAATATTACAAAGTGGGTCGTACTATATGACTCCTTTTCACCCAAACCATATACTAGAAATGTTACCTATCCTCCATAAAGAAACAGAAAAAGAATTAATAAACCTTGGCTACTCTTCTACTTTGGAAGCTTTACTTGATCTTAAAAAAGATTCTGAAGTCTATACTGTAAGGAATAAAAGCTGGGATATAATGATGGTAAGCGGAATTTTTTATTCTGAAGAGCCACCACAACTCTTTGCTTTATTTACAAAACATATAACAAAAAACTTTAAAGGTCTTGCTCGAGGCTCAAAGCTTCTCATATCTTTTTTAGATCAGTCATATGACGAATTATCTATGCAAATAAGAGATGAATACATATCAATGTTGAACTGGGCAGTATGGCTTGGCTTTCATCCAGTAGGCTTTACTAAAGAAAAAAATATACGATATGTTGATTTTGTGCGTTGCAATCCTAAAAAAAATTATGTTTCAGATAAAATATCAATGCCTGTAATACACTGAGAAGCCCATTAGGATAACTTCATTGAGGATGTAGAGCAGATACCAAAGATGCAAACTTAACTTAACTTAGGAACTGTAAAATGGCTAATACAATTGACCAAGCCTTTATTAAACAGTTTGAAACCGATGTGCATCTTGCATACCAGCGCATGGGTTCTAAGCTGCGTAATACCATTCGTTCTACGAATGTGACAGGCAACACTGCAAGATTCCAGAAAATTGGAACTGGAACTGCTTCAACTAAATCACGTAACGGTAATGTCACACCAATGGAACTTGCACATACTAATGTGGAAGTAACAATGTCTGACTTCTATGCTGCTGAGTACATTGATAAACTTGACGAGTTGAAAACAAATATCAACGAGCGTCAAGCTATCGCTGAAAGTGCTGCTGCTGCATTGGGTCGTAAGACTGATGAACTTATCACAACAGCTATGGATGCTGGTGCTAACTCAACTCAGTTACACGATACATCATCTGCCGTTGAAAAAGCAGACTTACTATCAGCTTTTGAAACATTTGGAACAGCAAACATTCCAGAAGATGGACAGCGTTATATTGCTATGTCCCCTGCTGGTTTTGCGGATCTGTTTAATATTACAGAATTTGCTTCCAGTGATTTTGTTGGACCACAAAACTTACCGTTTGCTGGCGGTATGACAATGAAAGAGTTCTTGGGCTTCAAGATCTTTTCAACGTCTGCTGTTTCTGGTGGCAAAAACTTTTGCTATCACATGAGAGCAGTTGGAATTGGTGTGAACGCTGATGTTCAGACTGAAGTAAACTATGTAGCAGAAAAAGTATCGCACCTAGCGACATCAATGATGTCAATGGGTTCTGTTGTCATCGATGACAATGGTATATACGAACTGCTAGATAATAACTAGGAGATTAGATAATGGCTTATGATAAATCAAATCTAACTCGTTTAGCTGGTGCTTCTGGCGTTTCATTGTGGCACTATACTACAACTGATACTATTGCGACTGTTAATACTGCTGGATATTTTAGTGATTCCGCAGGTATGTTTAATGGAAACGATGTTGTTGTTGCAGTAACGTCCACAGGTGGAACACCTGTTGTAACTATTACTTATGCTAATAGCGTAACAGCGAGTGCTGTTGATGTTGTTGATGGCTTAACAGTCACAGCAACTGACTCTGACTAATAGGTTGGGGCTTTTGCCCCAATCTTCCCCCCTTGGCTAGGGTTTGCACTGCGATAGGGGGGTATAAATTTTGAGGATTTTATATGGCGGTTTCAAGTACAGCGGCAAATTCACCAGTAGATGTATGTAGCCGCGCTCTTATTTTAATAGGTGCAGATCCTATTTCTTCTTTTGATGACGGTAATAATGAAGCATTAGTTTCTTCAAATATGTATGAAGATGTTGCTAGAGCATCATTGGTTAATACACGTTGGAGATTTTCAACAAATCAAGCTGTATTAAATAGATTAACTGAAGCACCAACAGGCCGTTTTGATGCGGCTTATCAATTACCTAGTGGTTGGCTAATGACTCATGTTGTTACTGTAAATGATTTTCCAATAGAATACCAAACATATGGTGATAAACTTTTTTGTAATGAAGACGCTTCTGCAAGTTTGGTTCTTGATTTTACTTATCGTGCTAATGAGCAAGATTGGCCTTCATATTTTACATTAGCTGTGGAATATGAGCTTGCTTCTGTGTTTGCATTATCTTTAGCAAGGGATCAATCTCTTGCTACACTTATGTCTCAACAGGCAGCAACAAGTATGATGAAAGCAAGAAATTTAGATTCACAACAGCAAACAACAAGGAAACTTACAACAAATAGATTTATTGCAAACAGGCGAACATAATGCAAAAAGTACGAGTACCACTTACAAACTTTTCTTTTGGAGAAGTAAGCCCTTCTTTAACTTCAAGAACAGATTCGCCAATCTATAATCAATCTGCACAACGCGTAAAAAATTTTTTTTTAAGATCTGAAGGCGGTGTAATTAAAAGATCTGGTTTAAATTTAATACATAAATTTACTGATATAACTTTAAATGCAGATAAAAAACAACAAAGCAGATTGTTGCCATTTATATTCTCTGATGATGAGCAATATATTATTTCACTTCAACATCAAAGTTTAAGGGTATTTCAAATCAATGCTTCTACTGGTGCGGTTTCTTCTATTCAAACATTAACGCAAGATATTAATTCTGCTACATTGTTGTTTGATCATGATTATCTGCATGAGTATACTTATGCTCAAGCAGGTGATGTTATGTTTATTGCTCATAATACATTTATGCCTCAAGCAATTGTAAGAACTGGACTCACAACATTTCACGTTGAACCTTTTGTTTTTGATGCAAGATCAGATGATAAAGTTGTTTTTCAACCATACTACCCATTTCAAACTGCTGGTATGACACTAGACCCTTCAGCAACAAGTGGTAATGGAATAACATTGACAACAAGTTCTGCTTATTGGAATACGGATTCACCATCAAAACATATAGGCACAACTGTAAGATATAATGGCAATGAGATTACTATAACAGGTGTAACAAATAGCACTGTTGCAACAGGTAATGTTTTAGATGTTTTAACAAAAAGATTAAGTCCAGACTCTTTAAGAACAAACAATGGCTCAAGCACTGTTGAAGTAACATTAGCTAATCATGGTATGTCTGTTAATGATTCAATAGTTTTTGCAGATTGTAATTCTGTTGGAGGAATAACTAATTCAAATTTAAATGGAACAAGAACAGTAACAGGTATAATAAGCAGTGATGTTTTTACATTTACTGCTGGTGGTTCATCAAATGATTCAGCAATTGGTGGAGGAACACCAACAGTTACAACTCATGCGCCAACTACAAGTTGGGATGAGCAGTCATATTCTTCAGTTCGAGGATTTCCTGCGGCTGTTACATTTCATGAAAATAGATTAGTTTTTGGTGGTACATTAGGACAGCCAGATTCTATATGGTTTAGTAAAATTGCTTCCTATTATAATTTTGATGTAGCTGATGCAAAAGATAATGAAGCTATTCATTTGACTGCCGCTGTTGGAGAGGTGCAACAAATACGTCATTTAGTTTCTAATAGAGATCTTCAAGTGTTTGCTGCTTCTGCTGAATTTTATGTTCCAGCCTTTCAGAATCAACCTATTACTCCTACGAATGCACAGATAAGAGTGCAAACACCTTTTGGTTCTGGCTTTCAAAGACCACAAGCTATAGATGGTGCAACATTGTTTGTTCAAAAAGGCAATCAAATTGTAAGAGAATATTTATTTAGTGATAGTGAAGCGGCTTATATAGCTACACCTGTTTCTACTATTTCTTCACATTTGATTAAAACACCAATAGAAATGAATACATTATATGGAGCATTATCTCGATCAGAAAGCTATGTATTTATATTAAATGATGACGGAACACTTTCAGTATTTAATTCTAATAGAATTGAAAAACGTGCTGGTTGGGTAGAGTTTACAACTGATGGATCTTTTCATTCTACTGTTACAATTGATGATAGAGTTTTTGCTAATGTTGAATATAATTTTGGTGATGCAACTCGAATTGCTCTTTGTGAATTTAACTCAACATTTAATTTAGATGCAGCTCAAACATTTTCAGGAACTGCTGGTGTATTTGATGTATCTTCTGTTTTTGCTGATGGAAGCAAAGTAAAAGTTATAAATGGTAATAATTATTTAGGTGAGTTTACTGTTACAAGTAATAATGTAGATGTATCGGCTCTTAATGCATATCTTACAAAAGCAGAAATAGGTTTAAGTTTTGATGTAGAGTTAAAAACAAATCCAATTGATGTAAGTGTAACGACTGGTCCATTGACTGGTACGCCTAGAGGAATAGGAAGTGTTTATCTTGATTTAAATAATACTTTAGCTTGTAAAGTTAATAACACCTCAATGGTTATAAGAAATGTTACTGATGATCTTGGATTAGAATTATCTCCTTTTACTGGCAAAAAAGAATTTAGATTGTTAGGTTATGATAGAGATCCACAAATAACTATATCACAAGATTCACCATTGGATTTACAAGTAAATGGATTAGTAGCGGAGTTAATATTTTAATGTCAGTATTTCAGGTTATAGGTATAGGCATGAAGTTTATGGGGGCTATGCAACAGGCTCGTGCTGAAGAACAGCAAAGTAAAGATACTGCTGAGAATATAATTACAGATCGTATTAGAGGTGAGGCTGCTGCTGCTCAAGCACAAACCCAAAGATACGCTCAGATGTTTGATGATATAGCATACAATGAAGGTGCCTTACTTAAGAATAGAGATTTTGATCAAAGCGTAACTGCATTTATGGATTCCCAAAAAGAAATAACATTTGATGATCTTCGTATAATGGCAAGTCAAGCAACTATGGAAAAATCAAAAGCAACTCTTCAAAGTTTACTTGAGGTTCAAAGAGGTAAGAATAGAGCAAGTGCTATTAGAATTAGTGCGGCTGCTGATTTTATGTCAGGTATTCATAGTATGCAAGCTACATCACAATGAGGTTTAAATGGCACAAGTAATTAGAAGAAAAGGTACAGCTACTAATCAGCGAATAGGTGTTGTTAGTTTTGATACTGATGCTGGTGCAATAGGTCGCTCACTTCAAAATGCAGGTGAGCAAATAAGAGAGCAAGCTTATCGTATTGATGCAGCAGACGCAGAAAAAGCTGGTATAGATGCAGCTAATGCTATTGAGACTTCTAAGTTTAAAGCTTTTGATGCAGATGGAAAACCTATAGCTTTACAGGCTCCAGAAGGCTTTGGACGCATTGCAAGAGAAGCTTATCAAAAAGTAGTCGAGCAAAGATTCGTTGACACAATGGACACTGACATTCGACTAGAAGCACAAAGGCTTAGAGTAAAACATGATCGCAATCCTCTTGGCTTCCAAAATGAAATGGATGCTTATCTACAAACTTTTTTAAAAACATCTGATGGTCGTTTTAAAGAGTATGTAAATAAAATTGGTAATGCCGTTAAAGAATCTACTTATGTAGGTTTGTTGGAAAATCAAAGAAATAGATCTCGTAAAAATAACGGTGAGTTTATTGCAAAAACAAATGATGAGTCATTAAATGAAATTGCTGTTATGGCTAACAATGGTGTTGATGGTGCAGAAGATGCTTTATCATATGCTTATCAAAGAGCTTTAGCAACTCAAGATGGTGTTGATTCTGACATATTAAAAGATGGTGCTACTGAAAATTATATTGATCAGTCTGCTGGTGTAGTTGTTTCTTCTTTTGTTATTGGTGAAGCGTTAAGACAAGATCTTACAGAATTAGAAAGAGCAGAACTAACAAATCTTATTAGCTCATTTGGTGCTTCATTACCAAACGTTAAAAGTAAAAAGGTAAGAGAATTATATCAACAAACTTTTTATTTTAATACTGATGGTACAGAAGAAGGCGTAAAAGACACAACTATAAAAAAAATGGTGCAAGGCTCTAACAGAAGAACTGTCTTGGCTGAAGTCAATGCTGCATTTAGTGATGCTAATAATATAGGTGCTATTCAAAGACGCAATGAAGCTTTTGATGAAGCGCAAACAAGGGAGAGTGATCAGGAACGGGAAAATAAATTTCTTGGAACTGTTTTTGATGCAATTAATGTCAACTCTACATATGCGAGCCAACAGTCTCGATCAGGTTTTGCAGAAGGTGGAGATCTTGAGCAAACTGCTTTTAATATCTCAAAAACAATAGAAACATTTAATAAAAAAGTAGATACAGAAGTAATAGAAAATTCTCAATACGATGAAATAGAAGGTGAGAGAGATAAGACTGCACATGAAAAAGCTTTAATTCTTCCGTTTATAAAACGTGCTGCTGCTACTGGTGAGCCTGAAAATTTTATAGCTGCTTTATCAACTATGTCTACTTCGAGTGAAGCTTATAAATTAGCTACTCCAGAGCAACAGGAAGCAATTGTATTATTAGATAAATACAATTTGTTAGATGAAAATACAGCAGGTGATTTTTCTGCAGAGATAAATAAATCAGCTAGTGCAAATGTCGATGCACTAAAGCGCGAAGATATTCTTTTAGATCTTAACGATAAACATGAAGAATTATTAATAGGATACCAAAATGGTAAAAAAGATCAGAGTGATGTTGATAAATTCTTTTCTGACTTTGATAAAGCAACAAAAGGTTTTCTAGGTGTTGGAGAAACTAGACAAAAGTTAAAACAAGGTTTTAAAACAGAAGATGCTAGAAATATTGTTAATGATCTTATAGCTTCTCCAACAAATAATAATTCTTCTTTTATGAAGTCCCTTGCTTACTACATAAGAACAGGTAGGGATGGAGAATTTTTAAAAACTGAAGATAAAAAAATAGTAGATAATGCTACTAAAGATTTATTAGATGGACAAAAAAACGCTATTGCTCAACGCATAGAAAAAGAAGCTGTTGATAAATATGGATTAGAAGAAAAGGCTAGAAAAGAAGCTGAGTTTGCTCAAGAAATTGAACTGTTTAGATTAGGTCGAACAACTCCAGCTAAAGCAAGTGAGGTTTCTCAATTAATATTAAATGAAAAAGGTTTTGATATTGCTAATCGAGATACTTGGACTGAAGACAATATGCGTATAGCAGCTTTAGGCATGCCAGAAAATATTGTTAACGGTTTAAAAAGATTTACTGATTTTGGTGATACACCAAATGCTGATAATCTTCTTATGTTTTGGGGCATGATGTATCAGTATAGGACACCAAAGGGTGATATTATAAATACAACGGAAAGATTTTTTTCGGATGAAGAAGATCTTAAATTAAGATATGCACTAAGCAGTAGAGTACAGGGTCGAACAGCTAATGCTCAACAAGCAATGACTGAAATAAATAAGTTATTTCAAGAGCCAACTAAAACAGAAGCTGATGCACGACGGGCAAAATTGTTTGGTTTAAATTCAAATGGAAAAGTTAGAAGCGTACAAGACTTTTTAAGAGATCCAAGTGTTCTTGGTAATGATTATGATTTAGCAACATCTGCTGAGTTAGGAGCTTACACTGAGTTTTTAATAGCTTCTAATTTAAAACCTGACCAAATTAAGGCTGAAATAAAACAAAAGTTTAATCAAAGATATAAAGAAGCTAAATACGTTTTA